GGTGATGGAGATGAACGCCGCTTGATCGACAACGCGATGACCTCGCTGCGTAGCCTCGTAGAAGAGACTCAGGCAGCCATGTTCGTGGTGTCGCATCTACGCCGTCCTGATGGGGATCGTGGGCATGAAGAGGGTGTTACTACCTCCCTAGCCCAACTGCGTGGCTCTCACTCTATTGCTCAGTTAGCCGATGCTGTTATTGGTTTGGAACGCAATCAGCAAGGCGAGGCACCGAATGAACTGATTGTTCGTGTGCTTAAGAACAGATTCACGGGAGACACAGGACTCTCCGGAATGCTTCGTTACTTCAAGGAATCAGGACGATTGCACGAGATTGCAATGGATCTGAACGACGATATTTAAAGGAGAACCATGCAACCTCGCAAACTAACTAACCGACAAGTAAATGAAATTCAAGATCTTGGCAAGACTGCCATGCGAAAGGTGGACATAGCCAAGCAGTACGGAGTCAGCCCACAGTTGGTATCTACGGTAATCAGGTACGGCTATGAAACGCGTCCCACTATTTACCGCAATATGTCTACAACAGCAGAGCCCGACTCTTGGGAGACTATTGCAAAAGCGTTGAATGCTAAGTATCCTGAGGAGCCCGTTACAGCCGCACAGGTACGACAGATACACGACATAGCCTTAAAGAAGATTGCGTTGGCGTGGTCGAGGCAGGGCATCAGTAAAGAAGATCTGTTCTAGTCACTAGAATCTCTTGAAAGGAGAACACGATGGAAATTGTATTTGATATTGAAACGCCTATGGTGGCTGATTGGTTGAACCTGTCTGACGTTAAAGAAATCTTGTGCATGGCGGTTAGCATTGATGGGGCAGAGCCCAAGACGGTAGACATGGAGTATGGGTTGCTGCTACTGAGTACTGCCGATACCGTCATCGGACACAACATTCAATCCTTTGATATCCCTGCACTCAAGCGGGTCTATCCTAAGTTTGAGATTAGCGGACAGGTGTTTGACACGCTGATTGCTTCGCGTTTGCTTCATGCAGATATCCGGGAGCGTGACTTCTTGCTCCCTGAATTTCCAAAGGATTTGGTAGGGTCACACAGTCTCAAGGCTTGGGGCTACCGCCTTGGTCTTGGCAAGGGACAAGCACCTGAGTTCACTACGTCAGAAGAACTCAATGCTTACTGCCGTCAGGATGTACGGGTTACGCATCGGCTGTACAAGCACTTGCTGAATCATGCATCAATGCCTGAATCAATTAAGGCAATTACTCTTGAGCATGAGTTTGCTTCCATTATTCGCAAGCAGGAGCGCACGGGCTTTCCCTTCGACATCAAGGGTGCAGAGCGGCTTCATGCTGAGTTGCGTAAAGAGTTGCTTGGGTTGGAGCAGGAGATGCAGAAGATCTTCCCTCCAAAGGTGATTGAGCGTGTGTCTGAGAAGACGGGTAAGCCTATGAAGTCGAAGACCGAAGTCTTTAATCCGGGCTCTCGTCTTCAGATTGCTGAACGCCTGATGGAGCGCTACCAATGGAAGCCCATTGAGTTGACCCCTGATGGACGCCCTCGGATTGACGAAGCGGTGCTGTCTGATCTTCCATACCCGGAGGCTAAGACCCTGTGCCGTTACCTGACAATCATCAAGCGTCTTGGACAGGTAGCAGACGGGGACGAGGCGTGGCTCAGGGCGGTCTCTACTGATGGACGCATTCACGGACTAGTGAACACCAACGGAGCGATTACGGGGCGTTGTACCCACCGTAGTCCGAACTTGGCGCAGGTTCCCAAGGAGCCTGAGTACCGTGCATTGTTCCTCCCGGCTGCTAATGAGGTTTTGGTTGGGGTAGATGCTTCGGGTTTGGAACTGCGCTGCCTCGCTCATTACCTTGGCAAGTACGATGGTGGTGTATATGCGGCTACGATCCTGACCGGAGACATCCATTGGGAGAACGCCAAAGCCTTCGGGTTGACCACCGATGCTGTGCAGGACAAGACAAATCCAACCCACAAGCAAGCCCGTGATCAGGCGAAGGGTGCAATCTATGCGCTGATCTACGGCGCAGGTAACGACAAGTTAGGTTTTGTTCTTGGTGGTACCGGAGCGCGAGGCAAGAAGGCTCGGATGAACTTTGAAGCCAAGGTTCCGGCATATGCCGCACTTAAGGGAGATGTGACCCAACTGATGGCTACCCGTGGATGGATGCGTGGACTTGATGCTCGTCCGTTGTATCCACGGTCTACCCATGCTGCCCTCAACACGCTGCTTCAAAGTGCAGGGGCAGTTGTGATGAAGGAAGCCTGTGTAATCGCTCACCGTAACTTTGCTTTGCAATCTATTCCGGTAAAGCAAGTAGCCACCGTCCATGATGAATATCAATTCACAGTTAAAGGCGCCTACGCAGAAACTGTTGGTAACATTGTGGTACAGGCTATTCAAGAAGCCGGAAAGTACTACAAATTCCGATGCAAATTAGACGGCGTACATCGAAGCGGAGCCAATTGGGCAGAAACACACTAAACGCTTATGCAGCGGGGCTGCTTGATGGGGAGGGATGCGTTCGATGGAACCACTCCCCATCAATTGAGGTAAGTAACAAGCACCAAGGTGCCTTGCGCTTGCTTCAAGAGAAGTGGGGTGGATCCATTCGGGACAAAGGCGATAAGGTATTTGTGTGGACGGTACACGGCAAAAGGGCTTTAAAATATCTCAGCAATGTTGCCAAATACTCCGTCATCAAGTACCCACAAATCGTTGCCCTGTTTCGAGCGGTTGCTTCCAAAGGCACAGTCAGACAACAACACATTGACACATTGAAAAGGTTAAAGAATGTCTACACCAATTGATTACATGACAACAGACGAGTTGCTGCTTGAACTTAAGAAGCGATTCAATGAGATGGTGTTCGTGGGTTACAAAGAACATCCAAAGAAGGACGATAGTTACAGCATCTGTGTGAAGTCCACGCTGCACGGAACGTATGGCTTGATTGAGGTTCTTACTAGAGCAGCAGATGCTCAAGAGGCAGACTAATGCGTAAGAAGCCTATTGTTTTACCACAGCGCACCTTGCTAATCGATGGCGATATCCTTATCTATTCAATATGCTCTGCTACCGAATATGTAGCGCGGCTTGATGAAGATACTGATGTTGCCTTTTCTAATATTAATGAAGCCTTGCATCTGTGCGATGTGACTATTCAAAAGTATATGGCAACTCTAGATGCACAGTTCTGCGTCCTAGGGTTCACCGGAAAGTTCAACTTCAGGAAAGACGTTTACCCTGAGTACAAGAGCCACCGCAAAGCCTGTCGTAAACCTTGCGGGTACAAGCCTGTCAAAGAAATGCTTTCGGCTAGGTATGTTGTCCGTGAGGAACCTACGCTAGAGGGAGATGACATAATTGGCATCTTGCAGACAGAGGGAACTTACGGTGATTCGGTTATTGTTTCCGCAGACAAAGACCTGAACACCATTCCCGGCTTGTTGTGGAATCCGGATAAGGACGAGGCTCCCCGTCTGATTACTGAAGAAGAAGCCACCCACAATTGGTTGATGCAGACCCTGACGGGAGACAAGACCGATGGGTATCCCGGCATTACGGGGGTGGGTCCTGTTACTGCAACAAAAATTTTAAAGACTAACACATGGGCTGAAGTTTTGGAAGCCTATGTAGCAAACGGTTATACTGAAGAGTTTGCTCTGACACAAGCGCGTTGTGCGCGAATCTTACGACACAAAGAATACAATTGGGAAACAAAGGAGGTACTGCTATGGACGCCATGAATCGTACTCGACTGTTAGCAATGCATAAGGAACTGTGTGATGAAGCCCGTGCGCTCTCTGAGCGTAAGAACCATGACTACAGCGGCGGGAAGGACGATCAGCATCCCTTCTTGAACTTCACCCGCTGCGAGTCTATGGGGATCTGCAAGACAGAGTTTGGGATCATGGTGCGCCTGACGGACAAGATGTCCCGGCTCTCCACCTTCCTCACCACCGGAGAGTTCAAGGTTAAGGATGAAGCCCTGCGGGACACCGTCCTTGATATGATCAATTATGTCATTATTCTATACGCATTTATCCAAAGTGCAAAGGAAACCGATGAATAATAACATATCTAAGGATAGCGTGTTTCCTCCGATTTCCGAAGAACTGCTGCGGGTGCTTTCTGATTTGTACCCGGAGCGGTGTGCCAAGATTGGGGAAACAGTCCAAGAAATCTACTTTCAGGCAGGACAACGTGCGGTTTTCATGCACCTACAACGTGTCTTCAATGATCAAAACGAGTCGCTTCTAGATTAAAAAGGTAAAATTACATGGCTTCTTATTGGCAACGACAGGCATATGAGGCAAAAAAGAATGCTGCGGTAGCACAAACCTCCGCACTTACTCCTGAAGCGCCTATTTCTTTTGCAGGAATGGGGCAAATGTCTGTTGTGCCTAGTTTGAATAGCGGCTATGACAAAGTTGCCTACGAGATTCAAAAGAAGAGTACGGCTGCAATAAAGACCCCTGCTAAAAAGCCTAAGGCAGAACCAAAGCCAAAGAAAACCAATCCTTATGCGGGTTTGGCATATAGCAATCGCAAGCAAGAAAAAAAGTACACCTCTAAAAAGTTAAAGATTGAGACTACTTATTCTGAGCCCAAGAATACTGAAACTATTGTTGCAAAGAGCAATACAGGACGGCTTCGTGTTCCCAAAAACGTAGGACTTCGTGGTAAATCTAGCCTTGTAATTAAGAAGAACTAATAAATGAGCAAACAAAGTAAAGCACTTAAGATTGAAAAAAAGGCTGTTAAGAAAGCCGCTAGGGTAGAAAAGAAGACTGCCAAGCAAGCCTATAAAGTCGAAAAGAAAACGGCTAGAATCCAAAGAAAGGCTGATCGCAAAGAACTTCGTATTGAAAAGAAGGCTGCTAAAAAGGGCGGTAAGAATGCTCCTGTTGGCGGCGTAGCCTCAATTGATACGCAGTACGATCCAATTCGCGCAAGATCCGAAGCAGAACGTCTAGCCAATCGTATGCGTAGACAGTCCGCCAAAAAGATCAACACAGGCACTTCAGTTGGGCGTGATCAATTTATTATCAAGAAGGCGGTCTACTGATGTGTAGTTCTAATGCGGGTAATCCCTATGGCGGCATTGCACAGGCAGGGGCTAATCAGGGTGCAGGTCAACCCCGAAGTAAGACACCCATAGTTACTCTGTTTAATCGGTTTAAATACACAAAGGCTCTTGAAGGTTACACGGATACTGCGCGGGACATGGGTAACACTTGGCAGATGTACGGAACAGCCAATAATCGAATTGCGCGGCTTCCGGGAGAAAATTGGCAACAGCATAATGACCGAATTGCTGCTGAAAAATCTGCGTTTGAATCTAGTGCTGCTTACCGCGCCGAAGAAGGTGGAGTTGAGTACTCTAATAGGACCGGGAGAGAAAAGAACGCATACGTTGCTAATTGGATTTCACTAAACGAAAATTTAGATCCGGCAACAGGAGAGGCGTGGACGGATCACGGTTATGGAATACCACCACCTCAACCTGCGTCAAGTGGAGGCTCTTCGGGAGGTGGGGCTCCGGGGGCTCCGGGGGCTCCTGCGGCTCCTACGGGACCAAAGGACGTAATGGCTGCAAGAAACAAGCAGAAAAAAGCGCAAAGAGCCGGACAGTCTACTCGTGGTCGCACTTCACTACGAATTTAAAATTAAACAGGAGCCCTAGGTGTCAGGAAAAGAACTATATTCTAAACTCGCAGCACAGCGTTTTACCTATTTGGAACGCGCTCGTGACTGCGCTCGTTTGACCCTGCCACACCTGTTTCCGGATGAGGGAGATCAGAGTAGCCGTAAGTTTGTTACTCCGTATCAATCCGTGGGCGCACGAGGTGTCAACAATCTAGCCTCGGCTTTATTGCTTTCGCTACTGCCCCCTAACTCGCCGTTCTTTCGTTTTGTGATTGATGAGGCAGCGGTAAAGAATCTACAGCAACTCTCGCCTAGCGCCCAAAGCGAAACAGAGCAAAGTCTGTCGCAAATGGAGCGGCTGATTATGCGGGAGATTGAGGGACTGAGCATTCGTGTCCCGCTGTTTGAAGCCGTTAAGCAACTGATTGTCGGCGGCAACACCCTCTTGTACTTCCCTGACGAAGGTCCAATGCGTGTCATTCGCCTTGATCGTTATGTGGTCAAGCGGGATCCAATGGGCAACGTCCGCAAGGTCATCCTTAAGGAAACCATTTCTCCGGCAATGCTGCCTCCTGAAATACAGGCTGCCGTGCAGACCACCCTGAACTCTCTTGAAGATACCGTGGACTTGTATACCTGCTGCCATGTCTTGGACGATGAGCGGGTAGAAGTTTATCAGGAAGTGGGTGGAATGCAGATTTCCGGATCATATATGATCTATCCAATCGAACGTAGCCCCTTCCTTGCTTTGCGAATGCATCGTGTGGACGGCGAGGACTACGGTCGCGGCTATGTCGAGCAGTACTTTGGTGACTTGGTGTCTTTGGAAAGCCTGTCCAAGAGTATTGTGGAAGCCGCTTCAGCGTCTGCTAAGGTGCTTTTCCTTGTAAACCCTGTCGGCACCACCCGTGCTTCCAAGTTGGCAAAGGCGCCTAACGGAGCGATTATTGAGGGAATGGCTTCTGACGTTACGGTGCTTCAGGTGGCTAAGTCTGCCGATCTTGCTGTGGCTTTGCAAACGATGGGTGCCATCAACGAGCGCCTTTCCTACGCCTTCTTGCTAACTGAAGCCTCGGTTCGTAATGCAGAGCGTGTAACCGCCGAAGAGATTCGTCTAGTAACGCAGAGCATTGAGCGTCAACTCGGCGGCATCTACAGCATCCTGTCTCAGGAATTCCAATTGCCTTTGGTTCACCGAATGATGGATCGGCTGACGAAGGCTAAGAAGATGCCTAAGATTGATAAGAAGTACATCACTCCGACCATCGTTACAGGCATTGATGCTCTTGGGCGTGGAAACGATTTGAGCCGTTTGGATCTTTATTTGCAAGGTATTGCACAGATTCTCGGTCCCGGAGGTATTCAGCAGTATATTGATTTCAGAGAATACCTGAACCGCCGTGCTGCAAGTCTTGGAATTGATGTTACGGGCTTGCTGAAGACTGAAGAGCAGATTCAGGGTGAGATGGAAGCCGCGCAACAGCAAGCCACAGCACAGCAACTAGTTCCGCAAGCCGGAAAGACCGTCGGAAACATTATTGAGAAGCAACAAGCACCACAACAATGAGTAACCACCAACAGATTGATATTGTCCGCGACACCGCTACTTCTAATAACGAAGTTGATGCCCTAGCCGTAGCAAAGGCTGAACAAGAAGCCGCACAGACTGAAACACGACCTGAGTGGCTTCCTGAAAAGTTTACAAACCCTGAAGAGTTGGCTGTTGCTTATGCCTCTCTTGAAACCAAGTTGACTTCTTCGGGTAAGTCGCTTGATACGCTTGATGCCTATTCAGATGAGTTTGCTCAGACAGGCACCCTAAGCGAAGACTCTGTGAAAGAGATTATTGCTCTTGGCATTCCGGAGAATACTGTTCGTGCTTATGTTGCCGGACAGGAGGCTCTTGCTGAAAGCAACCTCAAGGGCATTATGGATGTTGCCGGAGGTGAAGAGCAGTATGCTGCCTTGACCGCTTGGGCGCAAAACAACATTCCTGAGGAACACGTTGACGCCTACAACTCTATTATGGAACATGGAGACACGGCTACCATCAAGATGGCTATTGCCGGACTCAAAGCCCGATATGAGCAGACCAATGGTTCTATGGCAAAGACCGGACGGCTGCTACAGGGTGGTACTACGACCGAAAGCGGTGGTACCTTCCGTAGTGTTGCTGAGATTGTTAACGCAATGAGCGATCCACGGTATTCAAAGGATCCTGCTTATCGCGCTGATGTTGAACGCCGAATTTCTACTTCTAACGCCTTTGGAGGATCACGATGAAGAAGCCAACTGACTTTAAGACAACTGCCCTTGGTATTGCCACCATTCTTACTGTGCTTTCAGCCGCTGTTGTAGCCTTCTTGGATGGTGATCCTGCTACTAACTTTGACATTGCAACTGTTATTGCCGGAGTTACCGCAGGTGTCGGCTTGATCTTGGCAAAGGATGCTGTGAAGAAGGTTGAACCCTAATGTGGGGGTGGGTAGGTGAGTTAGTTACTGCCCTACTGAAGTTCTTTGAACGAAGGGTTTCCAAGGAAACATATGTTAAAGAAGCCGATCCAACTGCTAATGGTACTAGGGAGCGTTTTGCTCAACGGGTGCGGGAGTTCCGTGCTGCTCGTACCATCGGGGACGCCCGTCCAACTAGCGGAGCCTGTGACTGCAAAGGTGTTTGTAGTTCAGAAGGACGGAACAAAGATCAAGTCGGCTAATCGTGTAGAAATTCCCGCCGGATGGTGGGCTGCTGATGTGCCTGAAGAACCCGGCATTGCGCCGGAGAGCGTACCCTGATGACAAGTCTGAGTGGTGCGTCTAACCGGAACCCTATAGAGGAATCTATGGGGTTCTTTTCATTTGTGCATAATTTTAGATGGATTATGCATAAAATGCTATGACTGCTTTTAGCCCCTTGCGAGGGAGAACTCTAAGCGTGTTACAGCAAACTCCTCTTCTATCTAATCATTCACTAATTTAGGAAAACAAACAACTATGGGACAATATACCGACCCGTCACGCCTTGGTCTAGTTAACGCCTCAGGCTCTGATACCGAAGCACTCTTTCTGAAGATCTTCAGCGGCGAAATTGTTACGACTTTTGAAAAGTCTAACATCATGATGCCTCTTCATCGTGTTCGCACGATTCAGACAGGTAAGTCCGCAATCTTCCCTGTAACCGGAACTGCAAACGCAGGTTACCACACCCCCGGCGAATCTGTTCTTTCGCAGAGTACAGCAGGTACTGCCTATGGTACAGCCACTTCCGGCGGTGCTGTAGGTACTTTGACTGTGCCTGTGGAAACTGTGGCTCAGACTTCCAAGTATCTCAACAAGTTCAAGCACAACGAGCGCACCGTCTTCATTGACGATATTCTCGTGTCTTCAACCTTCGTTGCAGATATCGATGAGATGAAGAACCACTACGATGTTCGCTCAATCTACTCGACTGAAATCGGTCGATCATTGGCTTACACCGCAGATAAGAACTTGATCCGCACCGTCATCGGTGGCGCTCGTGTAACTACAGATCGCTTTGGTGTTGCTTCAGGTACTGATACTACTTATCTTGGTGCTATTTCCAACATCGGACACGCGGGTGGCTCCAACGGAATGCATTCGGCATCTATTCTTGCGGGTTTTGCAAATGTTGCTCGAAAGATGGATGAGCGTAACGTGCCAAACGATGAGCGGTTTGCAGTAGTTACCCCTGAAGTTTACTATCTGTTGCTCGGTGGTAACAGCGATGCAATTAACCGGGACTTCTCCCCGGACAACGGTTCGATTGCAACGGGACAGATTGCTTCGGCATACGGCATCCGTATTATGAAGAGCAATCACATTCCACAGACCAACGAAACTAGTGGTAGTGGTACTGTGGATCCACTTGCGGGTGCAGCGGGTGTACGCAATAACCCAAACGGTGGTTCCCTTAAGTACTCCGGTCTTAACTACAACACCTCGGCGGCAAAGACGCAGGGAATCATCTTCCACCGTGAAGCCATTGCAACGGTGAAGTTGCTTGATCTGTCTCTTGAGACTGACTACATCATGGAGCGTATGGGTACGCTGATGTTGGCTAAGTACGCAATGGGTCACAACATTCTTCGTGAAGAGTGCTGCTATGAACTCCAAAGCGCGTCCAACGGTACTGCTGCCTAATTGAGTTACTAGTTTTTAAGAGAGGGTGGTTCCCTAAGTTGGGTTCCACCCTCTCTTTTCTTTGTCTATCTTTCTAGGATCCTAGAATGGCTCTAACAAAAACAAATAAACTACAGGCAATCAACACGATGCTTTCGGCGATTGGAGAGCCACCTGTTAACTCGTTGGCAGCCCAACGTGCAGACTCGCTGATTGCTTTGACCATCCTAGATGAGACCACCCGCGACATTCAGTCTTACGGATGGCAGTTCAACACCGATGAGAATGTGGTGATGACCCCTGAGACAACTACCGGGTTCCTCTACATTTCCGACAGTATCGTCCGCGTGGACATTGCCTACACAGATGACACCGTTGCCCTTGAGGTTGTTATCCGTGGCAATCGCCTGTACAATCGGTTGACCTCGTCCTTCGTCTTTACAGAGGCGCTAACGACTACACAGGTAACCCTGCTAGACTTCGATGAAATGCCTGAGATCGCCAAGCGATATATTACCATTCGTGCCGCTCGTACCTTTCAAGATCGTGTAGTAGGCTCGTCCACACTCCACGCATTTGAAATGCAAGATGAAATTACCGCCCTTGCACGATTGACTGAATACGAGAATGAGGTTGGTGACTACAACATCTTCCAAAGCGAAAGTGTTATTCGTCCATTCCTTCGCCAAGGCTCTTACAGGATCTACTAATAATGCCGCTTATTACAACTAGCATTCCAAATCTTGTCGGTGGTGTCAGCCAACAGCCTCCCGCTATTCGCGCTAGTAACGAAGCCGAAGTTATTGAGAATGCAGTTCCATCGGCAGTAGAAGGTTTGCTAAAGAGGGCTCCTTCGGAACACCTTGCATTTATTACTGATGCGTCCGGAGCCGGACTTGTGGCTAATACGGTAGAAACTCCTTTTGTTCATCTGATTGAACGCGATGAGACAGAGCGGTATGTTCTTGTAGTGTTGAAAGACGGTACTCCTGCTATCTATAACCTTGCAGGGGTACGGCAAACCTTGACGCTTGCTCCCGGCGCTAGTTTAGGAACTGCCTTTCACTATCAGCGCAAAGCGGTTACGATTGGTGACTTAACTTTTCTGCTCAACACTACGCAGACAGCATTAGCAGACACAACGCTATCCCCACAGACTCCCGCACTTCCGCTTAGAAACGGACTTATTTGGATTAAACAATCCAACTACGACCGCCAATTTACTGTAGATATATTTCCCGTAGATGGATCGCTTCCGCAGACAAGATTTCAGTTTAGAACTCCAAGTTCCGGAGACAACGGTACAAGTTATGTAGCAAGTGTTCTGTTTAAAGGGGCGCTTCCTCCCGCAACTATTATTGCAACAGGCATCGTCGGAACCATTGTCAATGATGTTTTAACTGTTAGTGCTGTGGGAACGGCTAACCTACAACTTGGACTTGAAATCTTTTCAAGTGCTACTAACACAAGCACCACAGGCGTTAATGGCGTAACTACATCACTATTGGCACAGCAAATTGTAGGTTTTGGTACTAACGGTGCGGTACCTAGTAATGGCGGGGTAGGTACCTATAAACTAAGAAACAACACCGGGACAAGCACAAAGAGTTTTACTACGGGGGCAGGAACTGCAATTGAAGCCCGAACGCCTGTCTCCGGAGGTATTTATGAAGGAACACCTATTGGCGTAAACACCTCAGGAGGCATCGACTCAAGTGGAGGTTACTTTAGCGGAAGCGCCCTCTTCAACAACGTCATTCATGTTGTAGGTAGTGTTGATTTTAAAATGGGTGTAGGAGATTCAATCGGCGGCGCCGGAATTGTTCGTTTTAGAGCCAAAGCCGAGCGGTTTGAAGACCTTCCTCCGGAAGCCCCGCACGACTATATGTTGAAGATTGAAGGTGTTCCTGAAGACGAGACTGATGATTATTGGGTAAAGTTTGTAGCCGAGAATGGTACCTTTGGTACCGGAGTATGGGAAGAAGCCCCTGCTCCCGGTCTTAAGTACCTTTGGCAATACGATACTATGCCTTTGATTTTGATTAGACAGGCTGACAACACTTTCCTTCTAAAGCAAGCAGATGGTGTTACAGGAACTCCGGGTTCAGGTGGGGTTGCTGCCGGAGCCGACTATTCAGCCTTCAAGTGGGAACAACGCTATATCGGTGACGATAAGACTTGCCCCTTCCCTTCGTTTACGGGAAGCAAGATTCAAGACATGGTGTTCTTCCAAAACCGTCTTGGTTTCCTATCAGGGGAAAACCTTGTCTTCAGTCGTGTAGGTGAGTTCTTTAACTTCTTTAAAGAATCAGCAACGATTACGACAGATGCAGATCCAATCGATATTGCCTCTAGTAGTCCGCGTGTTGGTAAGGTAATGGCGGCGGTTCCGTTCAACACAGATCTGATTATCTTTACGCCCACAAGTCAACTTGCCCTACGAGCCGACAGCGTCTTTACTCCAAGTACAGTCAGTCTTGTTCCTGTAGGTGAGTTTGAGAACTTATCCTCAACAATTAAGCCTGTACCAACAGCCAACTCTATTTTCTTTCTGTACAGCAATGGTGGCTTTGTGGGTATGCGCGAACTGATCCCGCAACCTGCCCTTAGTGGCGCCTACCTTGCCGATGAACTAACTAGCCGGGTACCTCAATACATTCAAGGTCCTGTTACCTGCCTTGCTGCTGCTTCCCATGACACCTTTAATGTTGTTGTGGCTAACGGCGATCTGTACGGCTATCGTTACTTTTTGACGAATAGACAGAAGGCGCAATCAGCGTGGTTTAAGTTCACCTTTAACGACACTTCATCCCTTGCAAACACTAAGGCTAATGTCGTGTGGGCAGGGTTTGTCGAGTCAGACCTCTACGCCGTCTTCCTTCGTCCTAAGACTTCTACAACAAGTTGGCTTACCTTAGAGAAAATAAAGGTTGGTTTGGGAACTAGCGACACTTTGGTCTCCGGAGTAGACACTACAACCTTCCTTGATCAACGTAATTATTTTGCTACTAGCGCCTCAAATGCAGGGGTGTATGACTCCATTACCAACACAACGACCTTTACTTTGCCAAAACCACTAAGTTATAGTTCTACTTTAACGCAAGCAGTTTCTTCAATTGGTTATGTAATTCCGATTGTATCGGGAACGTCTTACGATGGGGCAAGCCCTT